GACAGAATAGGGACGAGTATAGGTGAAGCCGTGATAGTAATACTGATTGTCTATCCTTATCTTATCCGAGTGTCCAGGAAGGTCTATGAGGAAAGTAACTTGCTCCTCTTCTAGTCCTTTCTGGATACGAATAGCGGTGCGAGCTTTATCTTTAAACTCAACTTTGGCCTTCTTTACTTCCTCTGCATGTATTTCAGCTTCAATCTCCGAAATAAGCTCCGCACGTTCCTCTGAAGAAAGAAGACCATCATAGGATTCGTCGTCCAGGATAGGAGCAACAGTTACCTCTTTCCTAGAAAGCTTAGCGTAAGTGTCGTGGCGACGAGCAACCATATTGCACCTTAAAGGTTAGGGGGGCATTAGCCCCCCACAAGACTACTTGAACACTGCTCCATAAGCAGAGACAGACTCAATACGCCCAAAGAAGTTCTGATTCTCAATCAGCGTACCATAGTAGGTTTTCCAACCCAACTGTCTCTTCTGGTTGAGAGGGTCGGACTTGTCGGCATCCTTGAGGTAACTAAAGCTAACATCATCAAGCACAACCTGACCATAGGCACCCCGTGCGAACACGAATGTTGGGTAAACCGTAAGGCCCGTTGTATTACCCGGATAAGCAGGCGGGACCTGTGCGAGCCCAAGACCTGTAATGGTAACAGTTGTGTTAGCAGGAAGCTGGATAGCTTGGCCCGTGAATGGTCCTTGGCTAGGTCCAGCCGTACAAAGTCCAAGGTATGTAGGCACAGAACTACTCGCTGCGCTCACGTACACATTGAACGTATACCCAGGAACGTTAGGTGTGGTGATCGTAAACGAACCAGTAATAGAGTTACCCGTAGACACCACCGCTACATAGGACTCATACTGATTCTGTGTATCGGAACCAGTAACCTGGACCGCATACGTACCACTCAAAGTTCCGCCACTGCCAACAGACGTAGGAGTTACAGCCGCATAGCCTGTCCAGAAAGGCACCATGTTGGACATGCACATGCGGATGCCGCGCCACTCACCGAACTCATAGTTATAGAGACGGTTAATGTCACTATAAGAAAGGGCGTTAGTGATCGTCGTATCCGCGTACAAGTCAGCCATGACGAAGGGGTGCATCACACAGACATAGTGAGGCATGCCACGAGGACTATCGGAGGCTTTAGCTCCGCCGCCATCGGCGTCAAGCACGATGTCCGTCATCTCGTCGCCATTGAAGCGCGGAGCACCCAAGGCTACAAGCTGAGCAAAGATACGGTTGAATGCCTGACCTGTAAGGACGTTACCGGAGGCGAGGCTAGCACGCGAGCCGCCAGCGCCGATGAAGTCAACCTGTGTTCCGGCCATAATTGCATTGAAGCAATTACGCTCAAGCGTCTCAGAAACCTGAAGGGCGGTAAGCTCAATGGCTTTCTTAAACAGAGGATGCTTGATCGTCAACTCGGCAACATCGGTAATGATAATTTGATCACCCCACTGCTGGGCAGTTGCCGTCACCTGGGCCAGCGTCATCAGCTCGCCCGGGGGCGGCGAACCCTCAGTAAGGGGCTGGTAAGGCAGGGGGACGCGATTGAACCGGGTAGCCGTGTAGGTGTTGCCGCTACCTTTAGGCAGCGTGAGGGGATCGCCCAAACGATAGACAACAAGCTGACGCCGTACAAGAGGAAGGGTTTCAGTTGCGATATAAGATTGAATGTCGCTACTGAAATTAGTGGAAGTATTGGTATTGGTCACAAGCTTACTCCTGCCTGTAACCCCATCCTACTACGCTAGAGGGGTATGTTTTCCAATCTCTTTTTAAGAGCCTCTTTATCTGACGAAGAGCTACGGCGACCTGGCGTAGAGGCACCGTCACTCCGCGAGTTACTAGGCTTAGAGACTGGCTTACGACGCGTAGGAGTGGGCTTGCTGGACTGTTCCGCCATTTTCAAAGCCTCTTCTCCGATCACGTTAGCAAGTATCTGCTCCCTAGGAATGTTCCAGCCATTATTGCGGGCGTGTTGCAACTTCTTCTCTACCGTAGCCTGATGCCGTTTGTAAACCTTATTTACAGTAGCCTTAGCATCATACTGTGCTTTATCTGCGGCATCGTTGCGATAAAAGGCATCCATATCGCGCTGAAAATTCATCTGCGCGCGAATCTCTTGCAGCTCGTCAGCGGTGCGTTCCTCCGGCGTCATCACTGCCCGGCGCTGCTCCCGCTCTGCAAGCTGCGCCTGCTGCCTCTGGGCTTGCTCCCGCTGCTGTTGAGCCGCAAGCTGGGCTGCCCTAGCCTCTGCTTCTTCCGCCCGCCTACGAGTCTCCGCAAGCTCTTTCTCGCGTGCCTGCCAACGCGTCTGTGACCGGCGCTGCTGAGAAGGCTGGACCTCTACGCGGTTCGGCCGTTGCGGCTCGTCTTCGGCTTCGTCCGGTCCCGGAGCATCGGGGTCTTCGTCTTCGAAGCTTTCTTGTCCGCCTTCGCCGCTGGGTCCTTCGTTTCCTTCATCTTCTTCATCTTCATTGGGAAGGTCCTCTAACTGTTCAAGCTCGTCTTCGTCATCGCCCGGCATCATGGTCTTTTACCTTTTGCAGCTTTTATACTAACAACTTGAAGTAGCTTCCCAGCATCTTCCCTAAGCCCTTGAACCTTATCCCCTACGGCTCTTATTTGCGACTTGGTAGCATCGAACTCCGCGGTCGTAAGTTCGGAGTGAACCTTAAGTTTAACCTGTATAACTGCAACTTGCTCATGTAATTGATTAAGCCCCTCAGCTAGTCTGTCTAACCTAGAACTCTGGCTAGTAGCTAACCAAAACATAAAGGGCACTATCAAGGCTGTTACAGCAGTTCCCACCCACTTAAGTAAGTCATGCTCAGTTATGACCTTAACGGGATCAATGCTTGAACGAGGTACATCTACCATGGTACTACCTTTATGCTAGTGGACCGGACTGTTAGAGCTACGAGAGAAGCCTAAGCTACTAGCACTCAATAACAGCCCGGTCCTTGACGGGGGAGCCGCAAAGCACCCGTCAATTCTTAGCCTGCTTAGCTAGTTCCTCAAGTTTAGACTCAAGGCTATCTATGATAGCCGCTGTTGTTTCATTTGAATTCGTAGTCCAAGAATGTTTGTACCACTCAATACCAGCTACTATAGCCGTAGCAGCGTACACAGATACAGTGGAAGAGTTCAAACCTAGTAAGTCCCATACACTATTGAAGTGCGTAAGAACATAGGTGATAATTGCGATAAGCCCCCCCTGGGTAGCAGTAACTACTTTTTGTCCGAGCTGGCTAATGATAGCAGTAGTGGCATTAAGAGGAACATTTACCATAGTGCTAGGACTACTCATCTTCATCTCCAAAGTTGCGGCACCCTTGGGCACGGGGGAAGCTGGATCATAATGTGGCACATAATCTTGCGGCTGCATAGAGGGTCCGTCTGGCGTATTCCACATCTCACACTCAGCCCGGCGCCGGTTTTCGAGGCCGGGAATTACTTTCTTTCCCGTAGCGCGGCCATGCACCCATAGCTTTAGTTGAGCGGGAACTTCGTTAGCCTCTCCAGAATTAAGTAAACGAAGAAGAGTAGAGCTATGGAAGTCAGAAAGTCCCACGTTGTAAGCGAACGAAACAAGAGCCGTAAACTGGTTATTCGTGACAGGAACCTTAACATACTTGCGCACCCCTTCTTCAAAAGGTCCTAGTTCCTTTGCATAAGCCTGGTCTATCTGCTCCTTGGTCATTACCGTATCGCGAGTAACACCATTAGTGAGCCCTGGTCCTATGTTCCAAACTCCGCCAATAGCGTCCCAAGTAGACTTGTAGCGGCCATCAGGAAGCCGGCCTTCTTTGCCTACCCACTCTTCGGATTCAATAAACTGCTCAAGTGGAAGGCTTACCATGCGTGCCTCCTATGGGAACGGTGGTAATTAAAACCTATGTCTACATGGCCGCAGTCACGAACCCCGCTACTATAGAAAGTACAACCGTTGCGGAATCGGTTCTTAACTATGATGAAGTTAGCTTGAGCAGAACGCATGAAGGGGGAACGGCTAAGAGAGCCATCAAAGTCACAAGCAGCGCCTACGTGGTGAAGCGAATGGCGAACATGGCCAGTAAGAGAGAAGCAATGGATAGAACGGGGATGATAACCGGCAGAGGTTAAATCGGCGATTAGAGACTGGAAGCGAGTAGCTAGATGGCGGGCAACTACGATCTGCTTGTTAGCGGCAGTTTGAACAGTCACCAAGTTAAGTCCGGGGGGAGTGAAGTAATGAACATGATGGTGAACGTGATGGTAATGGTGGACATGACGATGGTGGTGCTTTGCTTCCACCGAAGTTGAGAAGAGAAGAACTAGGGCTAAGGTTACTAACCGTAGCATACTACCTCCTAAGCTGAATTGCCACGCTGTAGTCTTGCGGCTCGCGCGGCTGGGTTCATTTGATCGGCAGGAATGGCCCCAGGAGGCGATTGCGTACCCGTGGGCAGCCTTCCAGGCATTGCCCCCTGCCGGGGCTGGCCTGGCATTCCTCGCCCTTGCTGGCCCCCTGGGGTGCCTGGCTGGCCCCCAGGTGCGGCAGCCATCTGCTTTTTCTGAAGGCTTACCATATGTTCTTGGATATGGGCTCGCAAGGTTGCATGGCTGTCGGCAATAGGACCGCCAGTCTTGAGGAAGTTGAGATGAGACTGGAGGTGTTCCTGATCGTTGTCAAGAGGGGAGACATGAACCTGAAAACCATCCATGAGCATAAGGTTCTCTTGCTCAGCCGGTAAAGACTGCGTAAGAGCAGATGGCCTGAATATCTGCCTAGAGAGGCGTGGGCCAAATGTAGACTCGATAAGCTGGGCAATAGCGGGCTGGAGAGTGAGGGTATAACCCTCATAGAACTGTGGAGGCACCCCGCGTAGAATGTTCATAGCAGCTATTTGCTGCTGTATCTGTTGCGCGTTCCTTGCAGCCTCTACGCCTAACCAGCGAAACTCTACCCGTTCGTTCATTTGAAGAGGCTCAACTTCCTCCATCTGGGCTTCAACACCAAGGGGGCCGTACTTCTTAATCGTAAGCTCGCGATCTCGAAACTGATAGTCCAAGTCGATGAACCATTGAAGGAGGGGGGTTAGTATCCCTTCCTCCAAAGTCGTAACAGCATCAGCCGTTGTAAGGATATCCACCATCTGCTCGTTGGCAATGTCCGCCTGAGTTGGCTTCTTTTTGCTCGCACCCTGTGTAATAGTCGCTGGGGTGACTGAGAGTATTTGAAGAATGGTATCCTTCGCGCTTGCGGCAATTGCGAAACCTTTCTCCCATAGATCGGGGAACTGGATAACCTTAGTAGAATTAGGATTACACTCCCAGATAGCTGCCATGCTCATAATCATGGAAGCTACACGGGGGTTGTCGTTAGGATCAGTCATCACGATGGGCATGAGCGAGTACATAGCCGAGTCCATAGCTATGTTGACAGCATCGTTAGCCTTGTACTGCATGTCAGCGCAGAACTTAACTCGTGAGTCACCCTTGAATACACCTGCGGTTTTGACGACTGGGCATGAAAGGATGGGGACTTTGCTGTTCCAGAAGATGGTTTCCCGGCACCCAAGTGCTACACCATCTGCCTTGATAAAAGTTTGGCAAAGTTTCCGAGATGTTTTTGGCTTGGTATCCTTCTTTCCATGACGAACAGGAGAAGGAGACAGAGACTCTTCCTTGAGCTTTAGTTTCGTCCATACCTCGTAAACCTCTAGCGGCTCTCCCTTACCTAGCTTTATACCCAAGTTCTCCGTAAGCTTCTTCTTTATATTCTTCTCAGGTATCTTTTGCCGGACATCCTCTAAAGACTCTATAAGGTCTTCTCCGGCTTCTTTATCGAATACTCCCTCGTCTTTAAGTCTCTCAATCTCAGCCTTAGAGTAGCGTCTAATAATTGCGACCCCTCCACCCCTTTCAAGAGCGTCCTCAATAGAGTCCGCACTTGCTGGGAAGATAACAATATCGCTATCGTGTAAGACCTCGATCTCTGGGCGTCCATCCAAAACTTCCTCGGTTACAATAGCCTCATCTTTACCCTGAGGTTGCGTAGCACCTGACTGAGGATTTATTGGGGAACGGACTCGTTTCTTGATAGTGCGCCTAAAGGAGCGCCAAGAGAGGCTGAGGTGGTAAGAGCCCTCCACGTCGCCATTGACGCAGAGCGCTGGCATAATCTCTGTACGGAGTCTAGTTGAGCTAATATAGTGCTCTGCGAGGCTGAGCAAAGAGTCAGGTATCGTACCATCCGTAGTAATGGCTTCAACGTGTCGCTTGGATTGGGGGAAGATTTGATTGACAAAGCGAGTTTTCCTTGCTTGGATCGCGGCATTAACAAGAGGAACAAAGACCTTAGAGTCACCAGCGTAAAACTGATGCTCGTTTATCTTACAGTTATAAATGTCCCAATAGTCAGCTAGATCGTCAGCGCGCTCTTTCTGATCCTCAAAAGCTTTGCGCGCTCGCTCGTAAAGCTTAACAAGCTGCTTATCAATGTCCTCATCACCTAACAGGTGCTCAGGCTCAGTGTAGTCCTCAAGATAAATTAAGTTATTACCGGCCATCTTGATCTAACTCAAAAGCCAAATGAATGGCTACACAACCAGCGTCTTGTAGCTCTGTTGGGGTTATGTTGAAGTACCCCAGATCAAACTTAGTCTTGGGCTCCATGTCCCTAGTAAGCGTAATGACACACCCCTTAGCCTCAAACTGCCGAGCGAGGTTTTCCGCAAACTTGCTTAATTTAAAGTTTACTGCATCACCCATGTCTATCCGGCCTTGATGTGAGATGCTTAACCCCTGATCTTGAGTCTACTGTGTAGTGCGCGGCTAAGTCCTCGTTCTGGCTAAGGAATATTGGAAGGGCTGCCTCGATTGCTTGCATGAGCGTAGCATAAGAATTCTTCTTAGGCTCTTTAGTATTGGGCATATAAGCATAGCCAGAAGTTAAGGCGCGCAAGGTCCAAAGAGCGTTCTGGGCAACCGCGAGTTTAGAAGTGTCGATCTGTGTTTGCAAGAGGGCACGAGAACGAGCGGGGTCGGCACCCATGGAAGGGGCCTCTCCCTGAGAGCGCAAGATCGCTTTCAGTCCAAGGGTATCGTAGAGCTGGAGAGGCCGGGGGATGACGAGCGAACCAGGGTGAGCGACTTGCGCCCGGATATAGGAGAGGGCTTCCGGGATTGCGGATGCAGGAGCACCCTCAATAACAACGTCATCAAGGACAACAAGTCTTGATTTGTGGTAGGCAATGGCTGCTGCGGCAGTATCGGTCGAAGTAGCGTTGATGGCATAAATCACCTTTGCAGAGGGGCGTATCTCCTCAAGAGGGTTAGTCATGATATGGAGAAGGGGATCAAACCCCTTGTATATGGGCTCGCCTGGATACATGCGAGGAACATAGGCTAAGGCGTTGAGCACGTCAATTTTGCCTGAGGGGAAATTTTGAAGTTGGGTTGCTAATTGTGGGAGCGGCTTGGCGGAAACAAGGTCGCCGGAAGTGATGAATGGTTGAAGACCGCGGATAAACTCAAGCTTGTTTTTGGGGGCTTTGATTGGTTGGACGGGTAGGAATATACCTCGCTCAACCATTGCACTACGCAAAGGTTGGAATATAAACTCCTCAAGCCCATCCCTTTCAACTCCGATGAAAGTAGGGTTAT